GCTGAACGACGGCGCACCAGCGCAGCAGCCAGCCGCCCCACCTTATGCACCGCCACCACCACCACCACCGGCACCGCCGCCCCATACAAGCGTGCCTGACGCGCCTCCACCACCGTCAGGCTATGAGGCCGCAAAAAATGGCTAGGCAGGCGTTACTGACGGTCAGAGAGGCGTGTGATGCCCTTTTCGGTGAAGGCTACAGCGAGGCCAGCCGTAAGCGTGTCAGACGCTGGATAAAGGATGGGCAGATTAACGCCATTCAAGATGGTTCACGGTGGTTCATACCGCGTGCCGAAATTGTGAAATTAGGTGGGATTGATGAGCAAACGAAAAGCTGCATGGACGCCTGAAAAGCGTGCATTACACAGTAAGGTGATGAAACGGATATGGGCCGCCAAACGACAGGCCATGAATGTGGAGCCGCCAACAAAAAACTGGTTCGAGAAAATCTTAGACGTTGTGAGAGGGGCGCATTAGCGCCCCTTTCTGTTTACCAATACCGCGCCAGCCGCATCGCGTTTGCGCTGGCTTTTCTCTTCATCTTCGATGTAATGCCCGTAACGCCGCTTGGTAAACTCTGGGTTTGTATGGCCCATTGATTCTGATACATCAACCCAGTTTGCACCCAGTTGATTGATCATGTTGCTGGCAAATGCGTGGCGCATGTCTGCCCACAAGAAATGCAGCGGCTTGCCTGTTTCTTCATCCTTAAAAGGGCAGACTGCACGCATGGGCTTGATGGCCGCACAAAAGTCGTTTTTGCGTAGCGGCGTGCCAGTCGTTGACGGGAACACCAAGTCATCAAAATCTTGGAATCTGCTTTTTTCGAGCAAGTCGTCCAGCATCGCACAAACTGCCTGCGGCACCTCAATGTCGCGGTCTTGACCTTCTTCAGTTTTTGCACGGCCAATCGTTTGTGTGCCGTGATCAATGCCACCGCGGATAGAAATGATTTGTCTGTTAGGTGAGTAGTCGCACCGGCGCAGGGCACGCAACTCACCCTGACGCAGGCCGGTGGTGATTGACAGCAGGATCATCAATTCCAGCTTTGCTGGGCTTATAGTCAGATGGTTGCGTTGACCATGTTTGAACTTTTTCTCTGCTGCTTTTTTGAAAGCGGCAGCGTGCGCGTCGAGCGCGTCAGTTTGCAGCCAAGCGATAAAACCGGGCTGCACTTTTGGAGCGCGCACATCTTTTTTGCTGGGCTTGGGAAGCTGGATGTCTTCAATCGGATTCGCGTCGATCCATCCCTTGCCAGCCGCAAACTTGAAAAACTTTGACCAATGCTTACGACGGGTTTGCATAGTCTCAACGCTTTTGCCTTCACTTGTGATTGCTAATTGAATGCACGTCCTGAAATCTTCGCGCTCTGCCTTCCGGCCAAGTCGCTCCATCTGATGCTTGCCAACTGGGATGCCTTTGAATTTCACAGCCGCCAGTAATTTCAAATTGAACTTTTGTGCTTCATGATACGACTTGGTTTGCAACAACTCTTGATTGGCTTGGTAGTCATCAAGCGCGTCATGGACTGAAAACAATTTCGGCTTTGCTTTGGCCTCGACATCCTGGCCAAGGACAAACTGTGCTTTCAATCTTTCTGCCTCTCTAGCCGCTTCACCCTTGGTAGCAAAATTTCCGTGATTAACACTCAACCCAACACGCGCTGCGTTGATCACCCAATGGCCACGCTTCTCCCAAAACTTTACCGGTAAATCCTTCATCATTTTGCTCCCGATTGATGTCTAACTACATTGATATTGCTTGTTTTTGAAGCTATGCTTGGGTTAGAGGCTGGCATCCCGTACGAGATTCGAACTCGTGTTGCCGCCGTGAAAGAGCGGTTTTAACAGGTATTTGGGGGTAAAAACCTAGTATTTTTGGGGTGTTTTGGTCGTCCTTGGTAACCGTTGGTAGCCAGAAACCTATAACAAACTATAACAGATTATGCCCGTGCTTTGCGCCTGTTTGCAAAGGTGGCCACGTTAGTCGGCTTGCCGCCAACGCCCTGCTTTTTGGACCGCTTGCGCTGCACAGCAGACTTGATCTGCGACTTGCTCATGCGCCCTGCCTTTGCGGCTGGCACGCACTTGGGATAGCCACGCTTGCCACGCTCTGAAGATGTGCGGCCACACTTTTTGTAGCCGCCACCTTTCTTTGGTGCGCTAATGTCAACCCAGTCTTCTTTGAACCATTTAGTCAGGCTCATGACGGTTTCTTGCCCCTGTATTTGCCGCCACGCTTTTTGTACTCGCGGACAATCCAAGCCGATGAATATGCGCTGGGTGTTACCTTAAACTTACGTTTTGCCGCCGCCTTCACGCGCTTATAAAGTTCAGGGTTGGTTGGTGTCGGCCCACTCGTGACAACCTTTTTTTTGCGGGGTGCCATCAGTAAGACATGCGCCTTGTCGCGCGACGGCGTGGTGCCATCTTCTTTTTTGCAGCCGCCCGTGTCGGTCTGCGCTTTGGCATCACTTTTGGCTTTTTCATCATTCCTGGCATGTCTTCCTCACTTTCCGTGTTTACGCATCGCCGCTCGATGCGATTCTTTGAATGATTTTCCGGCACTCATTAACCGTCTCATTTCGGCCATATGTTTTGCTGTGTGGTGGACGCTATGGCGCTTCAGCGCGGCCTGTTGCCGTGCCGTCAGTTTCTTCATCTTCATGGTTATCTCCGTGACTTTTTACCGACGCATTTCCAGCGCTTGCGTGACAGGCGCAATGGGCTGTTTGGATTGCGTGCGGCCTTGGGATGCTTTTTCATTTGACCGGCTGATCGGGCGCAGTAGCTGTCGCCCTTGCTGGTGCCGGGTCGCACCCGTGGGCCACCACCCTTTGCCTTGCCAGCTTGGCCGTAACTGACGCGCTTACCTGTGGCAGTGACCTTGACCTTGGCCTTGCCCTTGGCTGGCGCTCTCTTAGCCATCAGCAACTGCCTTGATGCGGTCACTGATGCGATAGGCGCGATGCGGCGTTTGCTCTTTGGCCCAACGGCTGTCAAGGATTTCGTCAGCTAATGCCGACCAGTTGCCTTCGTTGGCGTAAGCAATAGATCGTTTGAATCTGCTTAAAGACGAGCGTCCTAATTGAAAGGCCATATTTGCCAGGCACAACTTTATTTCTTCCGGCATGTTGTCAAAGTCATCAAAGATGATCCGGCAGTCGTCAATCGTCACCGCAATGTCACTATCAAATGCCTCATTGATTCGGTCGTCACTGACCTCCGTGCCAACCGGCAACGACCATTCCGGGTCGTCTAAAGTCACGAGATGGCCCACCCCCAAAGTTTTATGGCCAAGAGAGCATAAATACAAAGAGTTCACGCGCCCTTCGTCACTGGCAATCTGCTCACGCAAAACATCAATGTTCATGCCCGCCTCGTTTTCTTTTTCTTCTTTTTCTTGTTTAAAGCTGTGAAATCAGCGCGGGTGATTTTTGTGCGCGGCTTGGCAGCAGCAGCTAATTTTTTCTGCTTTGGGGAATACTTGCTGAATGGCATTACTTTTTTCCTTTCACCTTGCCGACGACCCCCTCCAGCATGCCCCCACCAAAGTAAAAGGCCAGAATGGTCAGCATTGCCTCGCCCAGGTAAAAGTCGTCAATCACCTGTTTGATGTCGGGGATGTTGGTCTTGCCCATCAGGGTCATCACCAAGACCAGCGCGAAAGACGCCAGAAAGGTGGCCGTGAACATGAGGGCCAAGTAACGCTGGGCCACCTTAAAAGGGGCAAACGCTTTCATGGTATCGATCTTGGCTTGCGCTTTGACACGCTCCATTTCTTCATCAGAACTATGGACATCATCTATTAAGTCCATGCCCTTTTTGATCACATCCCCGTTGCCAAGGATTGACGCTAAAACTCCCAGCATTATTTTTTGTCTCCCATTTGTGTGAAGCCCATATAGGCACCCACCACACCAGACAAGCTGATGTAGAGCAGTGGGCTGACCTCACTTAATAGTTTGATGCGTGCGTCTGGTATGAACGGCATGAACAGCAGGATCGTGTAAACGCCCATGCCCATCAGCGCGAACCTGGCTAGGCGTAGCTGCGCCAGGTGCTTGCGGCTTTTGTCTTCTGTCTCACGGATTTCACGGGCGCGTTCAATTTCTGCATCCGTGACGACCCCATCATTATCGAGATCGTAGCGCTCAAACTCGCTAGACCTCTCCAGCTTTTTCTGGGCCACGCTTTATCTGTTCATAAGCGCATCAGCTAAACGCTGGTTGAAATCTGTACCGGCAAGCA